TTTCAATCTTGCTATGGTTAATGTCTCATAATAGACACAGTGCGACAAGTTGGCACGGTAACACGGTAGGACGGTGTCATGACGCGAGCCTGGCTGGTGTCATGACGTGAGCCTGGCTCGTGTCACGGTAGGCCGCTGCGGCGTCGCACAACGTGACACGTTTGCACGTTCGCCATGTTTGTCCGAAAATGATCGTACAGTGGAACCGTGCCACCGTGCTACCGTGGTCCATATAGAACGACCCCCCGGGATAGCTGGCCAGGGCGGGGTGGCACGGTTTTCGCGAGATAGGGTGGTTTGGAAATCTGTAGCCCCCCAAAATCACTCGTTAACACTTTCTTCATACACATCACGACCTCGTGAACGGTAAAACGGGAACACCAGCCAGGCTCGTGACTTACCCCCTAACACCTTCCAGGAGCTCAGAATGACCACCGTAAAATACACCACCGTTGCCCTGCTCGTGCTCGCCATGCTGGCGTTCTGCGCCGCGTTCCTGCCGGTCTGCCACGGTTACGCTTGCCAATATTGACTACGCGCAACAATCGTGGGCATATGCGCAACTCCGGTCGGCGGGATTTCTGGTAGCCGGCCGGACAACAACTTGGAGCGCCGACGCACTGCCGAAATCCGGACCTTGTATAGAATTCCGTCAGTAGGGTGGTGCCGCTCCAGGCAAGCTGTGGGTTTGCCTCCTACACGGACACGCGCGACCTAAGGGGGATGCAATCGGGCCCATAGTGCCGGCGGGTTCAGCGCCGCGGCCGGTACCATCTTGACTTTAGTTGGGATCATGTTAATTTGGTCGAATGAACAACCGTGAATATCAGCGAGCGTATCACCTTCGAACAAAAGCCGTTCGGAACCCGTCGCGCATCGCGCGCACGAAGGCGCATCGGGCCGTCCTTCGTCCTTGGGTAGCTGGACTAAAATCTGGCCCGTGTTCTGACTGCGGGCAATCATATCCGCCTTGGGTAATGCAGTGGGATCATGTGCGCGAGAAGAAGCGCTTTGAGATTAGTAGCGCCGTTAGCCTTGCATACAGCAAAGAAACGATCTTGAACGAGATTGCAAAATGTGATCTGGTCTGCGCGAATTGCCATGCGGAAAGAACACACGGACGGGGTGTAGCTCAGCCTGGCCAGAGCACTGCGTTTGGGACGCAGGGGTCGTAAGTTCGAATCTTGCCACCCCGACCATTTTCTTTGGAACCTTCTGTCGATCTGGGAGTTGGCCCCGGCACCCGCACCCCGCGGATGATAGGAGGACCACGATGAAGCTCTCTTTGACACTGGCAGGACTTTTCCTTGCCCTTCTTACAACCACTTCGTTTGCCGAAGAGCGCCACGACGGTGACCGAGGTCGAGGTCCTCCGGCAGCCCATGCTCTCGTTGTTGGTCACGGTCACCTCCAGCGCGGCATGAATATTGGCCTTGGGACTGGCCCGAGCGATCGACTGTACCTCGGCAACCCGTGTTGGACGTTCATTCCAATGCTCGGTTGGACCTACGCCTGCGATTGAGTCCCCCCTCGCATCGCAGTTGTTGACACCCTGGCATCCCCCGTGCCAGGGTGTTTTTATCTGAGCCGCTTGGACGGACGGGGTCGCACCCCGAAACCGGGGCCACCTCAGGGCGCGCCCTCGCGACAACCGGCCTGTCCCGGAGCGCGGGGGACCAATTCACAGCGAACCGGAGTTAAAACCCGATGAGCGAGAAACATGTCGAGCAGCTGATCGAAAAAGCCGCGGCGAAAACCACGAACTCCATCGAGGCGATGCAGTTCTCCCAGGCAGCGGTCAATGCTGCGATGGCGCTGAACAATTTGAAAATGTTCCGGATGGCTGACATTCAGTGGCGCTCCAGCTGCGACGATGCGCCAGAAATCTACAGTGGATAGTTACGTCCGCCTAGTTACCCAAGGCACTGCGCCAGGCAAGCGCACGGTGAATGTTGTCACATCGCTCGCCGGCTACGCGCCGTATGGGATCCAGCAATGCGTGCAGGTAACCGCGGCGCAGGCGGCCGCACAGCCGAACAACTTCGAGACGTTGCAAGTTGCGACGGTGGCAAATCCGCTCTTCAAAACGATCTACGTTGCGGGGTACACCGCACCGAACTAGGAGCCCCATGTACATTCCGACGGACGCTTTTGCTTATGGAGAATCCCCCATGCTCCACCCAGACACGTTTGAATATCTGAAGCCCACCCAGGGCCAGCTTGACGTGATGAATTATCTACGCCAGGCGACTGCGAGTTATGCCTCCATAATGGAGCGGGCGCTCGATGACGGTCCGGACAAGACTTACATCCTGCGCCGGATCCGCGAGACTGCGATGTGGATCAACGTAGCGCTCATCCGCAATGCAGACGGGAGTCCCCGCAGTGAAACGTAAAACCAAACGGTACAAGCCCGACGTATCGAAGGTTCCGGAGCAGTTTAAGAGGCAGACCGCTACCGAGATGGGTGTTGGTTATGCCACTGCGATCCGGGTTGGCAAGGAAATCGTGAAGCGGCACAAAGAATATGAGCGGGAGCGGAAGAAGGCGAAGGCAGAAGGGAAGGCGCCCTCCCCCGACGAGTTGAAGAAGTCGGGATACAGGCTGGCGGATATCGACAAGTCCGTTATTCTGCCGCCGCAAGTTCGCAAGGCCGCGCGCATAGCCCAAGCGTACTTCGAGCCGGAAGGTACCGGCTTCAAGTTGTTGCGTGCCGAGAAGCTGGCCAAAGAGTTGATACGAACCCTGGAGGGATTGTGGTGAAACTGAAAGTTGGCGACCACGTTCGGATTGGCGGTACTGGCACTGTCATCGCGTTCGGCCCACGGCACATTGAGGTGTTGCGGATCCTGGTGAAGGAAGCTTGGATGCGCACCTGCTTGAATAGTGTACGTGTCGGCGAGGAGGGCTCGACAAAATCGATCGCTCTTCTGCTTCTTGATGATGTCTACAAGATCGTGTTTGGGGAGGAGCCTAAATGAGATTGACCGCCGTCGAAGTTACCACGGTAGCAGGCCAAAAGGTTCGGCTCGAGCTCGATGTGCCGATCGGCGAAGACCTCAAAGGGTTCGACTTCTCACGTTGGTTCCACCACTTCTGGACGCATTATGGTCGGTACCTTGACGGGCCGCCAGGAATAGCGGTACCCTTCCCTCGCGGCGCGGATCCTATCAGGCCCTGGTGGCAGGTAGATGAATTCGACCGTGGGGGACTTGGACGATGAAGAAGTACACGATCATACTCTTAGCTGGAGCCCTTGCAGTATGGGGCACGGCGATGACCATTCACCACGCTCACGCTGACTGGGACAACGTCAGCATGAACAAGCAGGTCGACGACACCAGCTTCGTGGTCAACCAGAACTGCTCCGGCACGAAAATTGGCCCGGAGCTCGTCCTCACCGCCAATCACTGCATCGCCGACATGTTCGAAGATGTGGAGCGCGACGTGATCAGCAACAACGGCGAAGTGGAAAAGAAGAAGTTCCGCATCGCGTTGCCCGGCTACGTGTCGCAGAAATTCTTCGACGGCGTCCACGAGACGCGCACGTACTCATATCGGTATAAGATCAAGGCGCGCAGCGTGAAGTTTGATCTGGCGATTCTCAAGACCGACGCCCCCCTGCCGGCGTCTGAGGAAACTCCGATCTCCTGCAAAGAGCCCGGTCGTGGAGACACTGTATATGCTGTCGGTAACCCGTTCGTCGTGCTCTACGCCACGGTGACCAAGGGGACCGTCTCTTCGGTCCAGCGGAACTACGAACAGATCGGGATTTCGAACGGAGAAGGCACTTACGGTCAAGACAACGGTTTTTTCCAGTTCACCGCGGCGATCGCACCGGGTAACTCTGGCGGCGCGGTCTACAACGACTCCGGTGAGCTCGTTGGTGTTGTCGTGCGGGGCGGCCCGTCGAATATTGGGCTTGGTGTCCCGCTGGCCGACGTTCGGTCATTCCTGAAGGACAACGACGCGTTCATTGCATACGGGGTGAAAAAGGTTTGCGATTGAGCTTCGGTGGGAGTAGCCTGTCGGAGTAGGGGGCCCCCGTTTAAGAGACTCGCACACTCGCGGGGGCCCTCAACCACTCGGTGCCGCATGTCCGCTTTGTATCATTTTGGGCCGTTTAGCACGATTACGGCCATCAGTTTCCCCGGGAAGACGGGACCATCGCCGCCGATCGGCTCGTACAGCATCACATACACGCTCTCTGGTAACCCCTTCCCCGGTTCCTCCGACTGTTTTGTCGGGCTGTTCTCTCTTGCGAACATGGCACACAATTCCGTTCAGCCGCTTAACAGTCAGGATACCACCGTAACGTTGAGCAATGTAGTTGGGGGAGTGGTGCTCTACGTATGGATTGACATACCAAACTGGTCCGGTCTTGCCGACTCTTTCTATCCGGGGATGGGGCAGTTCGTTGGTACATGGGGCAGTTTCGTTGCAACGCAGGGCAGCAAGATCATCCAAAGTCCAATTTCTCCTATTTTGAACAACGCCGACTTCTCGCCTGGCTCTCCGGCCCTTATCACGCCGGCATTTGTGGCTGACGAAAACAATTTTGTTAACGGAAACGTGTGGACGCTCTTTTCTGCTGGTAACAAGCCGCCTATTGTTCCGGTTGGCTGGTTCTTGAATAGCATCATCCAGATTGGTATTAACTTCACTACGCTGACTGGGCAGACGACATTCTCTGGAACTGAGGGCGTACCGGTTCTGCCTGCGGTATAATTTCCCTTCATCTTTATAGCTTAAAGGTTATCGCGGGTGCCGGCGCCAGCGCTTGGGTGAGCCGCAAGTGCTTCCCATAGGGGGGCGTTTGAGCGTCGGCACCTCTCTTGACCCGATCACGAAGAATTGATAATTACTTGCCTGTGCGGGTCGGAGAACCATATGGAAGACCTCGGTCCGCCACTTCACAAAGAGCCTGCCCTTATTGCCGTACGTCTGGCGCTAGAGGGTGTCCCCGTGGCGGCGATCGCCCGCGGAATGATGTACACCTCCAGTGCGATACGAGAAACCCTGCAATATCACCTTGAAATCGGAAGTATCGTCGAGATGCCGGCGAGCGACTGGCCGCCCACGGGGCGCCGGGCCGATCGGATGCCTGTGTTTTTGAGCGCTCTGCCCGAGGCTGTGCAGCTGAATTCTTGCCAGCGGCTGCTAACTTTAACTAGACTCGAGGCAGGGTTCATGCTAGTGCTGCTGAAGAGGGACGAAGCAGATAAGGACACGTTGCACTATGTAATCGAAACTCAGCGCGCTCTTCGACGAAGTCGCCTCAACGATTCTGAAACAACTGATCCGAAAATGGTGGACGTCGTTATATGCAAGCTTCGAACGAAGCTTAAGCCCAAGAATATTTTCATCAAAACGCTCTGGGGGAGGGGATACTACCTTGACGAAGAAAGTCGCAAAGTTGCCGAATCCCTTCTCATCCGAACTATTCAAGCAAGCAACGAAGGCGCGGCGCAAGCCGATCACGCCTCTTCTGGATGAAGAAGCAATCGTAGCCACGCTAGGACAGCCCTGTGATGTGCGGACCGCCGAATACACGCGGACCGCGTCCGCGATGGCGATCCTTGATGCGTTCGATCGGAATATAGGGCGCGACGAGGCGATCGTCGTGTTCCAGTGCGCGGTGGAGCTTAACGAGCGCATGCGCGAGGCTGAGTTGCTTGCGCGCGTCATCTGGGATGTCGATAACGGGAAATACAAGTTCGATCCGCCGGAGAAACTTGAGTCGTACAAGGTCGTGATGAAGTCCCGCCTGGCGCAGGCGGAAACAGTTCGTCTCCAGCTTCTCACCCAGATGAAGCGCGTTGCGGAGTGCCCGCACGCCGAGGATATTATTAACTGATTTCTAACCAGTCTTCTGTAAATTTTCCCGGCGCGGGGGGCGCCATGACTTTGGGCATCGACATCAACACTGCTGCGTGGGGCGTCATCGCTGTGGTCAATTTGGCGACCGCGTATCTCACCTGGCGCGTTAATCATGCCGTCAAGACCGTGAAGAGAGACGTGATAGCCATTGAAAAGGCCACGAACGGAATGAAGGCCGAGCTCGTGGAGGCCACCGCCAAGGCTTCATTTATCGAAGGTAGAGTGGCTGGAAGAGAACAAGCCACAACGACCGCGGCTCAGTTAGCTACTAAGGTTGCTGCTGCTGCTGCTGCTGCTGCTGCTGATATTAAGTCCACCCCGCCGGAGTGACCTTCGGGCCGGTTATGCGCTTCTTCCTGCCCCACAGGTGCTGCGCAACGTACTCAGTCAGCCCACCATGCGCGATTAGCGCGATGTACTGCAGGTCGTCGACTATGTGCGAGTACCCCTCCGGGTCGTTCTTTTCTGGAACCGTCTTAAGCGCGCCATCTTTTGTTTTCTTGTAGCGATATCCCCCAGCCATCGCTCGGCACAGGAGAGGGCATCCCTCGCGATTAATGAGCAGTGTTGGGCCTCCGTTAGTTTGCCGAGTAAGCAGCGCTTCCACGGCTCGGAGTCGGGGATCAATATTGTTTGTTGGAGCGGGATATGCAGCAAAGCCGAGGCGTTTGAGAAGCTCGACGCTACTTTCCTCAGAATGGCTGCTCTTGGCCACGCCGGCTGGATCGCAGACGAGCGCGATTTTATGGCCGAGGTACTTCGCTTGCATGAGCCGCGGGCGGAGGTTTTGGTTGACATGTTTTTCTAACCCTACGTTGGTGGCGGGGACTTCCTCGTGTACCAGGAGTCGTCCCATGTGATCCATTTGACATATAAGGGACCAAGGGTTTCTTCCGAAATCTTGACCGACGAAGAGCGGGTAGCCAGGAATAACAAGGGTTTCAGGGACAATATGAAAGTCAGCCCGAAAACTCGCAGCAAAGACAGCCTCACCCGAAGGATCGGCACCGTACTCGGCTTTAACGTAGCGCTTGACCCAGTTATGGTCGGGCCCCCAGGTGCTGACGAGACGGTCATAGTACAATCTCCCTCGTGCGACGCGGATAGGATGCCCCTCCGGAAATTTTTTTGTCTCTTCAGTCTGTAGCAAGTAAGACAAATTCTCTGCTTCTGGGGAGAGACCAGACGGTTGGACCCAGCATTGCCACTCTGGAATTTCACCTCGCGAAGTAGATTGCATGAATTTTGCCCATGGCGTCATGTCCGTGGGCATGTTCGTATCGGCGATGATCCCATGCCAGGTGGCGTCCCCGCGCACGCCGGCTGGATACCGGCCGACACGACCGCTGAGGGGGGTCACGATGTCGAAGTTCATCTCGGTACACTCAGACATCCAGGCGCCGGTCAGCTGCATTGAGAGTAATCGCGCTTGATCCGTGGCATCTTCTAGCGGGAGAAATAGCCATTCGCTCACTACATTATCAAATTTGAGGTAGAACACGCTTTCGCTGACTCTCCACTGGCCCAAGCCAATGGTGGACAGTTGCATTTCACAGTCCTTAAGGACGGTGTCTTTAAGCGATTTGAGGGTTTGTCGTACGATGGCAAAACGTGTATACCGGTTTCCGTCCTGTGCTGGTTTCTGTTGCACCGCCCGGCGTAATAGTTCATATATACATCCGGTGGTTTTCCCAGACCCAATGGGGCCACCAATTATTCGGCCGAACGCATCTGATTGCATGAATTTTGCAACCGTTGGCGCCGCTGTATAGATAACGTCAACCATTTAAGTTTTCCAACTTACCCAGTCTTTGCCCTTGTGGGGCTCTGGTTTCGATTCAAGAAAAATCTCCCATCGTGCTGTGATCCCATAGTGCGGGTGGGTGAACCACAAGGACTGCGATGGGACGGTGAACTTAGCGCGTAGCCCAGTTCGCCCGAACTCGTTGTAGCCGATGAACGAGTTTCCCACGATGACGCCGGGGATATCGATGCGCTGGTGATAGTGGCCGAATACCAAGGTGTCGATGTCTACGCCGATTTGTGCTTCGGAGTCATGCACCTTTAGGGCGCCACGGGCGATAGGGCCAAGGGCTCCGATGATGCCGTCGCCGCCTTTCACGCCGTTTGAGTCACCGTGCGTGAGCAGGTATCGGTGTCCGACTACTGAGAAGATTGCGTCGGTGCCTCCGGGGATAAAAAATTTGATGTGTTTGGACTTGGCGAAGTAACGCTCAAGGTTGCAGTAGATCACCCACTCGTTCGACGTGGTGTTGCGCATCTTATGCATGATGCGTTTGGAGTACGACTGATCGCGCGGATGGTTGCCCGTCACACAGGGTATGAAAAGCTTGCCGAATTTCACCCCCATCTGCTCAATGCAGCCAGCGAGCAGATCAGTCGTTTCGTTGATTTGCTGTTGATTGGTGAGGTCGTTGGTGTAGGCGAGCTCTGGATGGATGTTGCCGGTGATCATGTCGCCGCCGATCATCACCACAGCGCCGGGGTATGAAACCTCAGCGCGGCCCATGTGTTCGTAGGCTAGCTCCACAGTGGTGTCGACTAGCGTTTGCGCACGTTTCTTGGCAATGCGAAGATTGAACTCGTTGAGCCCGTTGACAACTTCTCGAGAGACAACTTCCCCAACGTGCCAATCGGACCACAGCATCGTTGGAACTCCGCGTACGCCCCCGTGCCGGGGACGCTCAACCCATTCAGGTGGCTCCGGGGAACGGGCCATAAGGCCCATAATCTCTTCTCTAAGGCGCTCACGAGTATCCTCTTCCTTCTGCAGCATCTTGTTGTCGCGCAGTAACTGTGCGCGCTCAATCCGCATGTCGTGGATTATCGCGTTGGCGTCTGCAAGGCGGTCGGTGTCCGTCTTTTTTACGTTTGACATCATATCTCCATTTTCTCAGTTTGCCTTTGGGGGAATAATTATAGTCAGAGAACACTTTTAGGCCCTTGGGGGATCTTTGAAATTGCCTATTTCGTTGGGATCCCAGTGGTGATTTGTCGTACCTGGCTCCGGCCGCTAGCCCCGCTGGGGAGTGATTGCGCCTCCAGCTCGCGGCTATCCCTTTCGCCGATTGCCGGTAGCGGAGCTGCGCTGCTTTCCCCTTCGATGATTTTTGGTATTTGAAGTCCGCCAATTGTCTCTTCGATGTGAACTTTCTCCCCTCCCATATTAATTGTGATGGTGAAGCGCTCACCTTGGACGGCTTCTTTCGTTTCGCCGGCGCCGGCGAGCTTCGCGAAGAGCTTCGCCGTTTCGGTAACGGACGAGAGCGGGTTGATGTCATTGATCATTCTCGCATTCAACTTGGGGAGGCTGTCTTCCAATATCGCTGCCGCCCCGAGCGCGATGCGTTTGTTCGTGCTGAGGGCGGATTCCCATTCGAGCACGAACGTCTCGTAGGCGCGCTTGTAGAACGCGGTGGGGAGGATAAACTTTTCGAACTGGGCCTGGGAGATGCCGGCGGACGCGAGGATCGTTTCCACGGGGCGAATATTCATCGCCATTTCACGCGCAACCACGGCTATCCGGTTTGGATCGAGGTCCGGATGCACAGGTGCACTGGGCGTTTCGGGCAGTTGCTGAACCGGTGCCTCTTCCATTGCTGTTCCCTAGCATTCCTTCCCCGTAGACACAAGGCTTTTTTCTTAACTGAAGATTAACAGACCAGCGATAGGCTGCGCCACGGCGCCTATTAGGAATTTTCAATGTCGGACATGGGATTGGGTCAGTCAGGTACGTTGTCGGTAACGCCCGAGGCCACCCTACAGCAGCGTGACGCGGCAGCGGCCAACGCCAACATGCCGCAACAGCAACCTGCTGACCAGGATCCTACACAATTAATTGGCCTGATCAAGGGTCAATTCGAGATCTTTCGCAACCACCGTAACACCTCGGCCGGCTGGAGCGATCGCCTGCTCATCGCCCTGCGGACGGCCAAAGGCCAATATGACGCCCAAAAGCTAAATGAGATACGACGTTTTGGCGGCAGCGATGTTTACATTCGCATGATTGCACAGAAATGCCGCGCCGCCTCATCACTTCTCCGTGATATCTATCTGGGGGCCGATATCCCTTGGACCATTCGGCCGTCGAGCAACCCGGAGATCCCGCCGGAGATCCTGCAGTCGATCGACCAGCTGATGCAGGGCGAGGCCCAGCAGATCCAGCAGACCCAGGGGAAGCCCGCTAACCCGTCTGACGTGCAGAAGCGCAAGACCGCGCTGCTCGAGTCCGCCACCGACGCCGCAAAAAAGAAGGCGGCGCAGCAGGCGCGTGACAGCGGCGACAAAGTTGAGGACCTGCTTCGCGAGGGAGGTTTCTACCATGCGATGGCTGAGTTCATCGTCGACCTGCCGAATTTTCCTTTTGCGTGTATCAAGGGACCTGAGGTCAAGATTGTCCCAACTGTTAAGTGGCCAACCGGCGGTGGTAAGCCTACGATCGACCAGACACCTAAACTCACATGGTACCGCGTGTCACCGTTCGATATTTGGTTTACCCCTGGTGTAGCCGACATCGCCGACGCGAACATCATCGAGAAGTTGCGCATCACGCGCTCGAATTTGAACGACCTGCTCGACCTGCCTGGCTACAATGTCGACGAGATCCGCGCTGTCCTGACCGAGTACGGCGCCGGTGGCCTGTACGACAACTGGGACACGACAGACGCTGAGCGAGCGGTGCTTGAGAGCCGAGAAAATCCGGCTTGGAACCGGTCGGGCCTGCTCTCCATGATGGCCTTCACCGGTCACGTGCAAGGTGTGATGTTGCAGCAGTACGGCCTCGCTGTGCCGGACCCGCTTCGCGATTATTACGTGAACGTGTGGAGCATCGGCGCACACGTGATCAAGGCCCAGCTCTCCCCGAGCCCGCGGCAGCGTCACAACTACTACATCACGAGCTTCGAGAAAGTGCCTGGTACGCCTGTTGGAAACGGCCTCACTGACATGCTGCAGGATGTTCAGGAGATCGCCAATGCCACTGTACGTGCTCTGGTTAACAACCTGTCGATTGCTTCTGGACCCCAGGTGGTGGTCAATGATGACAGACTTTCCC